TTCGTACAGGTAACAGAGCTATGGGTAGATTGTTAGCAGGACTATTAAAAGATGTATATGGTGAAGATCCAACAGTTGGTGGAATGATTGGTCAGCGCACAGGTACAGCCGCTAACCAAGGCAATGGACAACCAGCTGGTGTGCAAGGTGCAATGGCAAATCCAATGGCGGATTCAATTGAAGAATCAGTTGTAACTGAAGGTGCAGAAGACCAAGCAGAACTAGTAATGGCTTCTAAAGATATGGTTGACAGATTAACTGGCTGGATGGAAGACACAGCAGAAATGCAGTCAGAGTCAATGCTAGAACTAGCAGATGCTATCCGTGATGAATTAGGCAGTGAAAAGTCAGAATCATTTACTGCTAAAGTTAAGCCAGCACTTGAAGCACTATACGCTGCAATGGAAGAAACAAGAGTAGCACTAACAAGTGGTGTTGGTATGCTAACTGGCGAAGCTGAGCCTGAAGATATGATGGGTGCAGAACCAGCAGATGATATGGCTCCAATGGAACCACCAGTAGACGGTGAAGTTCCTCCTATGCCTGACGCTGATGTACAAGACGAGTTTTCAGCAGCAGATGCAGCAGTAGGCGGCGAAGAAGAAGCTGGTAGAGCTAAACGCGAATCAAAGCAATATTCAAAAAAAAAGATAGCTGAAAATTCTAAAAAACTAGCACTTTTGCTTTCAAAAAAAAAGTCTTAGTCTCAGAAGCTGAATCACCAGCAGTTAAATTAGTACAAGTATTAAGAACAGTAATAGCCAGCGCGGACCAAAATGGCCACGCTGTCTTTTTACATTTTGATCCCCCTACACAACAAACTATAAAAAACGGTGCAAAAAATTTAGACCTTAACAAGCTAATGCAGAATGTTGGTTCCGAACAGTTTGATTTTGGAACATTTAAAGCAGCATATGATACTGATGCTAGAGTTAAAGCTATGGTTAAAAACTTTAGTAAGTATGGTATAGAGCCTAAAACTAAAAACGAATTAGAAGGTGATGAGGAAGTAAACACATCACAAGGCGGCGATGCAGTAGGACAAATGGCAAAATCGGCTACAGACCTTGGTGACAATCTTAGTTAATGCAACTTCAAAACTTATATCCTAAGTTTACTAAGCATCCATATTTGACCAACCCTATACCTAGACACCAAATAGAAACACTACCATTCAAAGACTTTGACAAAGATGGTTACGAAGTACCTACTCCCCTAGAACATCTACATTATGAAGCAAACGGTGTTGAACTAAACAGAGAAATACAATACCATATTGCGCCTGTGCAAGAATGGTACACTGATGTAGAACAAAGTGAACACGGATTAATATTAGATCACTGTATGCTGTTAACTCGTTATGCGTTTGCCGGCGAAGCAAGAGAACAAATACAAGAAGTTTGTAATACTAGTCGTCCTATATTACAAAAGCTACTAAACATTAAACCTAAGTGGGGTATTGACTTTTCGTTAGACTATGTAACACACGACATAGTAATGGAAGTAATACATATAGAACAAGACTTTGATAACATTGAAGAAGCAGAAGCTGCAAAAGAACGTTTAGAAAACATCATAGATAACACAGACTGGTTTGACGGAGCAATGCGTCTATATCAGCTCAAAGACGAATGGATTAATTTATCATCAGATGACCATTCAGATTATAAAGCACAGTTCTTTGGATGGGAACGTGCATTTGACAATAAAAAAGTTTTTTAAAAAAAATCTTGACAATCAATAAGGTAGACTATATACTATAAATCTATAGTATAGGAAAAACGTTTTGACTTTAATAATAAACAAATACGACTACGCACCCATCTCACGAAAACAAGTAAACGGCAAAAGACTTTACGAAACACCTGACGGCAATGCTGTTGCAAGTGTTACAACTATCCTCGACGCTACTAAAGATAAGACACATCTTATTGCTTGGAAGAAACGTGTAGGAGAACAAAAGGCACAAGAAATTGTAACTGAAGCAGCTGGTGTAGGTACTAGAATGCACAAGTATCTAGAAGACTACATTGATACAGGTGAATGGCCGCAACCAGGAAGCAATCCATATGCGCAACAAGCACACAGTATGGCAGAGCAGATTAAAGCAAATGCACTCACTGATGTAGATGAAATATGGGGTAGTGAAGTTAATTTGTATATGCCTAACATGTATGCAGGAACTACAGACCTTGTAGGACAGTATAAAGGCCAACCCTCTATTATGGACTTTAAACAAACTAACAAACCTAAGAAACTAGAATGGGTAGTTGATTACTTCCTACAACTTGTCGCATATGCAGAAGCACACAATGAAATCTACGGTACTAATATACGTGAAGGTCATGTGTTCATGTGTAGCAGAGACTTACAATATCAGCAATTTGACATTTGGCCAAACGAATACGACGAATGGCGTAACGAATGGTACGATCGAGTATACAAGTTTTACGAACAAAATGGATAATTTATTAGTTGCAGGATGTTCTGTAAGCGATTATACATATGTTAATAAAGTTTGGGGCGAAAGTCTAGCAGAACAATTAAATTTAAATTACATTCATCAAGCTGCTGGCTGTGGCAGCAATTGGCGTATATGGCGAAAAATATTTGAGTCAGTTAATTTAAATATCATTACTCCGCATGATACTATCATTATACAATACACTAGCACTGAACGTAGAGAATTTTGGTCACCTTTTGAAATATCAGCTACAGTAACTGAAGACAAAGGACCATTAAGCGAGGAATATGATAGTGGCTGCATAATACGTTATAAAATTGATGCTGAACAATGGGTTAATCATCCTCAAGAACGTAAACTATTTAAACAGTATTCTAGATTTATAAATGAAAAATTTGAACTAGAACAATTTCATATGATGCATAGTATGTTTCAATCTTATATGAAAGATAAAGGCTTTAAAAAAATATATTTTTTAAAAGCAGGAAAGTATGGTCCTCTAAAAGGAGAACAAGATCTAATTGATTATTATAAAAATAATTGGATTGCTGCTCCAAATGCATTTAAATATCATTTGCCAAACGATCCTTCACACCTAAATCAAAAAGGACATAACGAATTAGCTTCTCTAGTGCATAAATACATTAACTAACAAATGCGTAGGAGAACAATGTGGCTGTAGTACAGATATCAAGAATACAGATTCGTAGAGGTCAAAAGAATCAAGGAACAGGTTTACCACAACTATCAAGTGGCGAACTAGGGTGGGCAATTGACACCCAAGAACTATTCATAGGTAACGGCAGTGTTGCAGAAGGTGCACCGCAAGTTGGTAACACGAAAGTTATTACTGAGCATGATGATCTTTTCACATTAGCTGATTCATACATCTATCGCAATGGCGATGGTTCTATAGTAACAGGCATTGATGCTGTTAACCCAGTAGAAAGAAGTTTACAAGATAGATTAGATGACACTGTAAGTGTTCGCGCATTTGGACTTACAGGTGAATCATCACAAGACGCAACCGTACTCCTACAACGTGCAATAGATCAATTATTTTTAAATTCAGGCAGTGAGCTAAGTGTTTCTAAAAGAGTAAAACTAGTTATTGAACCTGGAACATATACAATTAACGATACTATTAAGATACCTCCTTATGCTACAATTATTGGTGCAGGTTCTGACAAAACAATTATACGTCAACTTAATACAAATAGAGCTGTAATCCAAACAGTTAGTGATGAAAGTATTCCAGGGGGTTATATATTTGACGGAGAATATGCTACTCAAGCAAGAAAGATTAAACTAGAAGGAATGACTCTTTCTGTTTCAGGTGGTTCAAAAGGTTTGATATTGAGTAGTTGCAGAGACAGCAATTTTGATGATATTAAAATAGTTGGTAATTGGACTGTAGGAGCATTAGTACCTGTAGACACAACAACTACATATGATATTGCACTAAGTTTAAACAGCAAAAACGGCGGTGTTGAAACAGCAAATAACAAATTTAACAACTGTTCTTTTGAAAATTTTGGCTACGGTGTAGTATCAAACTGGGACATTGACGATAACCATTTTAGTAATTGTAAGTTTGCTAGTTTAGGTTATGGGGTCATGTTTGGTAAAGATATGATTATCGATAATCTTCCTGCAAACGGAACTGCATATGGTCCTAGAAATAATACATTTGAATCATGTATTTTTAAAGATACTGTTTATCAAGCAATTAAGATTGATCAAGGTGTTAATAATATTAGTAAAGAAAATAAGTTTTATACATGTGGCAACAATGGCGGCGCAGATGACCAACCTGAAACTGCTGTTATTTCAGTTAGTACACTAAGCAATAAAAGTATAAACGATTTCTTTTCAAGAACTAAAATTTTATCTTACAGTCAAGGATTTATTAGACAAAGTTCTGCAACACTAGTTGCCGGCGGCCTTTCAGTAATTGTTCCAAGTACTGACGATATCAAACCTGGACAACTTATAATTAAGAAAACAGGAGTTGGAGAATTTGGTTATACTACCCAAGATAATATCTTTACACCAGAAATAGATAATGACATTGTAATAAATGCAAGAGTTGATCAAGTTATTAGTCCAACAGAGTTTACAGTTACAATTCCACACCTAGCAAGTGGTGCTGTAACTTTTGAACTAGTATCACCTGTAATTGAAGATGTACCTTATATACCAGAAGTAGAAGGTCCAGTTAATTATGAATGGGGATACGAACACAAAGTAACTATTCTTGATGGTGACAATAACACGCTATTTAGACTTCCAAAAATAGCAAACCAAAGTTTTGTTATTGATTACACATCATTGTCAGAACAAGGATACAATGGTATGCGCTCTGGCACCTTGCAGGTTGTTGTAAATGCCTTACAAGATGGAGCAAATGGAACACCAGCAGTAATAGTTTCGGATGATTATGATTACCTAGGTGACGATTTATATCTTGACACAATTTCTTTTGATGCTATACTAGATAATGTAGGCAATAGTCAAGACTTAAACACAATTATAATTAAGTCTAATGCTAGTGGATTGCCTACAGACGCAAGAAGCAAATTTAAATTTAGAGTTAAAACAAAACAAACTGTGTTATAAATGTTTCATAAGAACTATGAACAAAGATTAGAAAACTGGAGTTGTCTTCGGCAGTCTCTAGAGTCTTCCAACGATGCTTTTCAAGAAGTAATAGAATTCTATAGGCAAGCGCCTCGTGCAAGCATACACACTGATCCATGGTCACAAGAGATGTGGCCAACCCCTTGGGAGTTAATCTATGAGAATCAGTATGATGACTTCTGTACCGTGCTAGGTATGTGTTATTCATTACAGTTAACAGAACGTTTTAAGGGGTCTAAATTTGAGATACATATCTGTACAATAAGCAGTTTAAGTTATTTGTATCTACTTTTTGTCGACGATTATGTATTAAATTATGACGAAGGCAAGGTAGTGATGAAGGAAGATTTGCCACCAGAAGTAAAGTCGCAAACGGTATATACCATGCCTGAGCTACACTAAATATTCAACAAGAAAATAAATTTATGGAGAGAAACGAATGTCAAACGGTATTTACATCGTAAAACGAAACGGTTCAAAGGAACCAATTAACATTAACAAAATTCACAAAGTTGTAGAATTTGCATGTGAAGGGTTAGCAGGTGTAAGTAGTAGCCAAATTGAAATGAATGCTAATTTACAATTTTACGATGGCATGAGTACCGAAGAAATTCAAGAAGTTCTAGTTAGAAGTGCAAACGATCTTATTTCATTAGACGCTCCAAATTATCAGTTTGCAGCCGCAAGGTTGCTTTCGTATGGTGTTAATAAACAGGTTTTTGGAGCATACGAACCTGTTAGTCTACGCAACATGATTGAAAAAAATATTGAGCGCGGTGTTTATGATCCTGAAATTTTAGATTTATATACTGAAGAAGAAATTAATCGTTTAGACAGTTATATTCATCACAAGCGTGATGAAAACTTTACCTACGCCGGGTTGCGTCAAGTAGTAGACAAATATCTTTGTCAAGACAGATCTAGCGGTGAAATATTTGAAACACCACAGTTTATGTATATGATGATTGCTGCAACATTGTTTGCAAAGTATCCTAAAGAAGATCGTATGCATTATGTAAGGAGATATTATGACTCGACCTCCCTTTTTAAAATCAATATCCCAACGCCAGTCATGGCCGGTGTCCGTACACCTGTTAGACAGTTTGCTTCGTGTGTCCTTGTTGACAGTGACGATACCCTTGATAGTATCTTCGCAAGTGATATGTCAATTGGCAGGTACACAGCGCAAAGAGCAGGCATCGGAATCAACGCAGGACGTATCCGTGGAGTAAATGCTAAGATTAGAGGCGGAGAAGTCGCGCACACTGGTATTATTCCTTTTTTAAAGAAATTTGAAGCAACTGTAAGATGTTGTACTCAGAACGGTGTTCGCGGCGGCTCTGCCACCACACACTTCCCGTTTTGGCATCAAGAGATTGAAGACATCCTTGTGCTAAAGAACAACAAAGGCACAGAAGACAATCGTGTACGTAAATTAGACTATTCAATTCAGTTAAACAAAACAATGTACGAAAGACTGTTATCTGGCGGCAACATTACTTTGTTCTCGCCACACGATGTGCCAGGACTATACGAAGCATACTACGGTGACCCAGTAGCGTTCCAAGAGCTATATGAAAAGTACGAACGTGCTACAAGTATTAAAAAGAAGACTATTCCAGCAATGGAATTGTTCTCTGCACTAATCAAAGAACGTGCTGAAACAGGACGTATCTATATTATGAATGTTGATCACTGTAACACACATAGTTCATTTAAAGATACAGTTTATATGAGTAACTTGTGTCAAGAAATTACATTACCTACAAAGCCATTACAACATATTGATGATCCAGATGGCGAAATTGCACTATGTATTTTAAGTGCTATTAACGTAGGTGTTATTAGAGAACTAGACGATCTAGAAGAATTATGTGATCTAGCAGTAAGAGCATTAGAAGAAATTATTGATTACCAACGCTATCCAATTTTAGCTGCTGAAAAATCTACTAAGGCAAGACGTTCACTAGGCGTAGGCTATATTGGTCTAGCACACTTTCTAGCAAAACAAAAAGTACAATATAGTGATCCTAAAGCATGGAAACTAGTGCATGCTTTGTCAGAAGCATTCCAATATTATCTATTAAAGGCAAGCAATACACTTGCTAAAGAGCGTGGTGCATGTGAGTACTTTGGTCGTACTAAATACGCTGACGGCATCCTTCCTATTGACACATACAAAAAGGATGTAGATACGATTGTGGAGCATAAGTTAAATTATGATTGGGATAGTCTCCGAAATGATATCAAGGAACACGGCCTACGCCACAGCACACTGTCCGCACAAATGCCTTCGGAGAGCAGTTCCGTTGTGTCGAACGCAACAAACGGAATTGAGCCACCTAGAGGATACTTGTCCGTTAAAAAATCAAAGAAAGGGCCTCTCAAGCAAATTGTTCCACAGTATCAAACACTCAAGAATTACTATACGTTGTTATGGGATATGCCAAGCAACGAAGGATATATTAACACGGTGGCGGTAATGCAAAAGTTTTTTGATCAAGCAATTAGTGGCAACTGGAGTTACAATCCAACACACTTTGAAAACAATGAAGTGCCAATGAGTGTGATGATTAAAGATCTTTTAACAACTTATAAATTAGGTTGGAAGACATCATACTATCAAAACACTTATGATTATAAAACTGATCCAAGTGAATTAGAAGAAGAAAAGCCACAAGTAGAATTAGCACCTAGTGAAACTGAAGATGCTGAGGCTTGCGAAGCGTGTGCAATTTAATGGTTGACACTTACACGTAAATAGTGTAACATAGAAAAGCATATTAAGGAAAAGAGACAAATGGCAAGAACAGTATTCAATAAAGAGAAAGTAGACTTCACTAAAGAAACAATGTTTTTTGGTGCAGAACAAAACACACAGCGTTATGACACATTTAAATTTCCTGTGTTTGACAAATTAAATCAAACGATGTTAGGATACTTTTGGCGTCCTGAAGAAGTGTCACTGCAAAAGGACAGAGCAGACTATGCTAACTTTCGTCCAGAGCAGAAACACATCTTTACTGCTAACCTAAAGTATCAAACACTACTTGATTCAGTTCAAGGACGTGGTCCGTGTTTAAGTTTCTTACCACATGTAAGTTTGCCAGAACTAGAAGGCTGTATTGTCACTTGGGATTTCTTTGAAACTATCCACTCACGTTCGTATACACATATTATGAAAAACGTGTATCCAGATCCAAGTGAAGTATTTGATACAATCTTAGACGATGAGAAAATTCTTGCTCGTGCTGAGAGTGTAACAAAATACTACGATGAGTTTAATAATGCCGCTGATGCCTTTATACATCGTAAAGAAGGAAGTATGCGTGACGTTAAAAAGAAAATGTATCTTGCCATGCAGACTGTAAACATTCTAGAAGGTTTGCGTTTCTATGTGTCATTTGCTTGCACCTTTGGCTTTGGAGAACTAAAGCTAATGGAAGGTAGTGCTAAGATTATTAGTCTTATCGCTAGGGACGAAGCACAGCATTTGGCACTTAGTACACACGTACTAAAACTTTGGGCACAAGGCAAAGACGATCCGGAAATGGTTAAGATTGCTAAAGAGTGCGAACAAGAAGTTTACGACCTATGGCGTACATGTGTAGAAGAAGAAAAGGATTGGGCAAATTATTTGTTCAAAGACGGATCGATGATTGGTTTAAATGCTACACTACTACATCAGTATGTTGAATACATTGCTAACCGTCGACTAAAGGCACTGGGATTAAATGCTATTTTTGATCAACCAGTAAACACTAACCCGCTACCATGGACACAGCATTGGCTGTCAAGTTCAGGTTTACAAGTTGCTCCACAAGAGACAGAAGTGGAGTCGTACATCATTGGTGGCATTAAACAAGATGTCGATAAAGACTCACTAAAAGGATTCAGTTTATGATTGAAATATTTGGAAAGCCACAGTGTCCATTCTGTGTACAAGCACAACAGTTTTGTGAAAATCGCGGACTTGAGTACACATACAAATCACTAGGCAAAGACTACACAAAAGAAGAACTATTAGAATGGTTCCCAGAAGCACGTACAGTCCCACAGATCCGTATTAACGGAACAGCAATTGGCGGCTATGATAAACTATCGAGCTATATTGAAGAAACTAATTACACAGGCACAGGACACACACTATAATGTTAATCGAAGCACCTTATAAAAATGGAGATACCGTCTCTGTAAAAACTGTCGCAGGCGAAGAAATTGTCGCACGATTAGTTGACGAGAACGGCGAAACACTTACAGTAACTAAACCAATGGCACTTACTGCTACACAGCAAGGAATTGGCATGGTCCCGTTTAGTTTTACTGTATCACCTGATTCTAAACTAAGTCTCAATAAAAGTACTCTTGTTTTTATTGCAAAGACTGACGAAAATACAGCAAAACAGTATATTGAAAGTACAACTAATATAAAACTTTAGGTTGACAACGCCCTTTTATTGTGTTAGTATAAGGTATGATAACAGAAGTATGAGGGTTAAATGAAAGACAAGTTAATATTAGTTGATTGTGATGGTGTACTCTTTGATTGGGAGTATGCCTTTAGTCAGTGGATGAAGCGTCACGGTTATACCGTAGCAGAAACAGGTCACTACTTGATGGATTTAAAATACGGATTAGAAAAAGACGAAGCAAAGCGTTTGATCCGTATGTTTAACGAGAGTGCTTGGATTCGTAAACTTCCTCCATTGCGAGATGCAATACATTTTGTAAAAAAATTGCATAGTGAACACGGATTTATCTTTCATGCAATAACTAGTCTAAGTGACGATGTATATTCACAACATTTGCGTACAAAAAATCTTATTGAAATGTTTGGACCAAGTGTTTTTGAAAAATACTTTTACTTAGATACAGGTGCAGATAAAGATGAAGCACTTGCTCCTTACAAAGGTAGTGGGTGTTATTGGGTTGAAGACAAACCCGAAAATGTTGATGTTGGAATTAATCTAGGTCTAGACGGCATATTAATACAGCATGAACACAACAAAGACTATTCCGGAACTGCACGTAAAGTAAAGAACTGGAAAGAAATATATAACATTATAATAGGAGATAATGATGGATAAAACATTACACGATGAAATCGTTTTAGCATTTAACAACTATCTTGCAGAAGCAGAAACTTTTGACGAGAAAGGTGTAAAGGCAGCGGCAGCAAGAGCTCGTAAAGCACTTGGTGATCTTGGTAAACTAACTAAAGAGCGTAGAAAAGAAATCCAAGATAAAAAGAATACAATGTAATGATTGTCGAACTAACTGAATCAGCAGAAACCCAAATTGATACATTGTGTAAGAACAATGAAGCATACGGGGTTAGTTTAAATGTCAAAGGCGGCGGATGCGCTGGCTTTGAATACGACTGGCAGTTGGTAAAAACTTCAGAAGAAATTGAAGATAACGACGAAGTAGTTATGACCGGAGGCGGAAATGCATTTGTCATTGGATCTCATAGTCTTATGTTTCTAATTGGTTCAGTAATTGATTATAAGCAAGATATTATGGGTGCAATGTTTGATATTAGAAATCCAAATGCACAATCCGCATGCGGCTGCGGAGTTAGTGTAAATTTTGACGACGGGTTGTTTTAATGCAAAAAGAATTAAAAGATTATGTAAAAATTTATAATCATTTTGACTCAGCATTTTGCAATACCGTCGTCGATAATTTAAAAGACGACTGGCAAAAACATACATTTTATTCTCATGCTGATAAAGAACGCTTTGACTTTGACGACGATTTAGAAATTAGTCATCAGTTTGACGATAAAAGTAATTTTATATGCCAACAAATTAAAGATGTTCTGATCAAATATATTGAAGATATAAATTTACCTAGTTTAACAGGCTGGGACGGATATCTTGATATTAGATATAACAGATACCAACCAGGCAAAACAATGCACTGGCATGCGGATAGAGTGCAAGAAATGTTTGATGGTCAGCGCAAAGGTATTCCAACTCTAAGTGTAGTTGGTCTTTTAAATGACGATTTTGAAGGCGGCGACTTTTATATGTTCGACGATTACAAAGTTGAACTAAAGACAGGAGACGTCTTGATATTTCCGAGTACCTTTATGTATATACATCAAGTAACACCAGTTACAAAAGGTACTCGATACAGTTGGGTAAGCTGGGTTTGGTGATGAATGTAAAAGAAGGTGATTTAGCAGTAATTGTATTTTCAATACGTCCTGAGAACATAGGTCGTTATGTAAAAGTAGCAGAGTATATTGGAAGATTTAAACAGGGCGAAAATTTTGATTTTAGAGGAATACCCTGTCAAGCAATGGTTACTGATCATCATTGGTGGATTGAAGCAGATGATCTAAGTATACAATTTGGTCCTAGTCCTAGAGCATATATTGCTGATAGCTGGCTGCGCCCGATCCAATCACCAGAAGAAGAAAAAGAACAAGCTGAACAATTAGAACTTGACATCTTTGGTTAAAGGTGTTATAAATATACTCGTAACGTTGAAGCCAATCAACGACGAACTGGACCCGGGGGCGGTACCCGGCGGCTCCACCATAAGCACTCTATCCCAACCTGACGAGGGTGGATCGTAAAGAACTAAACAGAGTGCTTATGATGGGGCCGAACTAGGATCGACAGGCGTAAGAGAGAACGTGGAGTTACCGGTAGGCGAGACCGTAAATCAGCAAACACTACAAACGCAAACGAGAATTTTGCATTAGCGGCTTGATCGCTACGGGGTAGTTATACCTTGTTACCAAAAATAGCAGGAAAGCACCTTCGGGTGCTTTTCTTTTATGTACCCATAAAAAACTTTTTGGACAATCGA